ATTGGATGTCTCGTAATATGGTATCGCTCTGACGGTGACATCCTCTTCCATCAGCTTGTTGTCGGTGTCCAAATACTGTGCGTAGGTCTTCGGTATGACATCGTACTCGCCATCATACTTCGCTACCTCGTGGCACTGTCTGTAGCCTATCTCGCCACGGATGTAGCCATCGGCAGATATCTTTCCACCGATAGCACCATCCGAAATAACGATTCCCTCGACAGCTTCAGCTATATGGACTATGCCCTTTATTTCTTTACAAACGTCCATTAGTAGACTTCCTCTGTAATGCTGAATTTAGCCATTACAACGGTTGATACATGACCAACCTCATCTGTCAGTTCGATGTCATACTTGTATGTTCCTGCCTTGAGGTTCTTGGTGTCGCCCGGTTCTATCTCAAGTTCCATCGTGTCGATTGGAATATCCTTGAGTATCAGAACCTCACTTCTCTGTGAGTAATATTTGGTACTCATAGCGAAGCGGAGCGTACTGCCCTCTTCGGGAATGTATGCTTCACCGAACTTATCTACAAGCGAGATGTGGAAAATGCCCGTATCGCCCCTTGTAAGGCTGATGTTGTAACTTGAATCAATGTGAAGCATTTCCTACTCCTTTGGTTTTATCTCTTTTGCTATGTCGTATAGAGCGTGTATCTCACCGTTGCCACCGAGGGACTCATAGGCATTGAAAAGATGCTCTATGGCTGCCCATCTTGCAACGGTTTGGTCTACATCGCCTTTGAGCCACTTGTGAAGAAGTGACTCAAGGCGCTCGGAGCAGAGGGCAAGTAAGGCTTGCTTCATAGGCGAAGTCTGCTCTTCTTTCTTCTTGTCATCGTGGCGAGTTATCAGATACTGAATGAAGACAAACAACCCATTACTCGCCAAGATGCCGAGCATTATTGTCTGTGCGATTGTCATGACATTTTCCCCCATCTACTTAGCCCTCAAAATGACCACATATGGTCGTTTAACATCAAGTTTCTTCTTGATTGAAGCATTAACGTGTCCGTATGTCTTCTCGAACTGTGCCTCGTAGATTACTCCGTCAGCACGAAGACAAGTGTGCTTTGATGTGCCTTTGGCATTCTTGTGATACAGAATGATGTCTCCATCCTGCGATACTGAGTAAGGAGTTACGTTCTTAAACACGAGCCTTTGGAATGCAGGACTTGTGTACTTGATTTGCTCGTCAAAGCCACGAGGGTAGTTAGGGTCGATGCCCGATGCTCTTACTACAGTACCGACAAGTACGTCACAGCTTGCGCCTTTTCTCGGTGCTTTCGACCAATTGCTTCTGTTAGGATAAACCTCGTCGATAGCTTTCTTGAATGCCTCTGTAGCAGAACCACCGTCATATGCGTACTTGGATGAGTCTGTACCCTTTGCCCAACAGAGTTCTCTTGCCTTTGCAGACAGCTTGTCTCCGTTGGTGATGGTCGGCTTCTCGTGTGTGTTAAGGTATTTCTGCCAAGCCTTTGCTGACTTCTCACCGAAACATCCGTCTGCCGTTACGCCAAGTTTCCTCTGCCATGCCTTGACGGTTTCCTTGCCAAGCACACCGTCAGCCTTTACACCGAGCCACTCTTGTAGCTTTGTGATGACGATGCTTCCACCATCGCAGAATCTTATCTGCTCCTTGTTGAAGCTTGAGTAATACTTGCAGAGCGACTCTTTCTGACCACTGATGATTCCGTCTTTCATAGTTCCGAAGAACTCTTGCGTGCGGATTATCGTGCTCTTGCCGATGCGACCATCGACTTTAAGCTGTGGGATTACCGGGCTTTCCTCTACCTTGGTGTCTTCTTCTATCTCAACCTTTGGTGCGGTTTCCCAATATGGAGTGTAGAGCCAATCCATATCTACCCTACCGCTGATACCGTCCACCTTACCGCTTGAACTGTACTGCCACATGCCGAAGAGTGACGGTGTGCTGTGTGTGATTTTGTCGTTGTACTGTGCAATCCACAGAGGACTATCAGAATATTCCTTTGCGACGTTTGCAAGGTACTTATTCCACCAAGTGAGGTTGGCGTATACACCGCCTCTTCCACCAAGCGCTTTCATCTTGTCGAGGAATGCTTTGCCTGTCACTTCTGCATACTTGGAAAGCTGACTGTCTTCAAGGTCGATGTACAGAGGAAGGTCTGGCTGATACTGCTTGCAAGCCTCGTAGAGCCTTGTAGCCTCGTCTTCTGCATCAGCTATGGTCTTCGCTCTTGAGAAGATGTATGAGCCGATGTGCAGACCTTGAGCCTTTGCTTCGCTCATGTTCTTCTCGAACTTGCTGTCAAGGACGTTACCATCAGCGTATCTGATGATTGCTCCGACTACTCCGTCAGCCTTGACCTTTGCCCAATCAATGTTGCCCTGCCATACAGATACGTCTATGACCTTGTATTTGTCTGTCTTGACCTCTACGGTTGGTGCAGATGGTGCAGGAGTGGTCTGTGGCTTTACTGTAGGAGCGATAGGCGTAGGTTTGATACTACCGAACACCTTGTCGTTCAGATAGCCTTGGAAAGCCTTTACGGACTTTTCTCCGAACTCACCGTCAACTTCTGTTCCGATGAGTTTTTGGAGAGCCTTGGATGTTCCCTTACCCCATGAACCATCCTGCTCGATTTTCAGTTTCTTCTGAAGAGCCTTGATTGTGCCTCTTCCGAGGATGGCATCGACCTTTACTCCGAGCCACTTCTGCATAACAGCTATCGAGTTGTATCCGAAGTGACCGTCTACCTTGAGCCTCTTGCTTGCATCGAAGCTTGTCGGCTTGAAGTGTGGTCTGAAGATGCCTTGGATGTACTTGGCTGTTCTTACTCTTCTTGCTACCACGTACTTGTCTGTGGTGTTGCCCTCAAGCGTAGCCACCTCTTGGTCAGATACTCTGTGGTCAACGAAGCCGATGTGGTTTGGTGTGCCATTGAGTTCCCAATCGAAGAAGATGACGTCACTTGGCATAGCAATGTAAGGCGGTATCTGTGCAAGCTGTGTCTTACACCACTTGATAGCGTTAGGGCAGTATGTGACTACCTTGCCACCGTAGAAGAGCGATGCATTTCCTGCCTGCTTGAAAATCTTGCTTACGAAGTAACAACAGCAGTTATTCTTCATGGAGCAACAATTAGGACAGGATTCTCCGAGATACTTCTCTGCTATCTTTAACTGCTCTGTATTAGACTTCATCCGCTATCACCTCGCTTTCCTCAACGTAGCTGTCGGCAGGCTCTTCGATGAGTTCCTGCTCTTTCATACGCTTCTGCTTTGCATCACGCAGTTTGGCGGTTGCTACAACAGCTTCGGGTGAATAGTTGTTGTTCTTGTAGTGTGAGCAGTAACCCCACACGATTGCTGTCACGATACACAGAGTCATCTTGTATATCGCTTGGGTCTGCTCGTCTGTAAAGGCGATGATGTGGAACGCTGTCAGAAAGTCGATGAGTGCAGTGAGCACCGCAATGACCGTCTGTCTCTGCGTTTCAGCATCAAGACCAAGATACTTCTGAATAAGTTCTTTCATTCAATCACCTCGATTCCTAATTCGTCTGTGATAGCAGTGCGATAAGCTGTTTAAGCTGTGATGCGGATAGGGTCACTTCGTCCGCTGTTCCCATGCCGAGTGTAAGTGTTCCTGCAAGTGCTTCGTTGCCACTCCAATCAAGGACTCTTGCGTTACTCATGTTGTCCTCATCAGTTCCGTTGCCGACAATCTCAACATAAGTACCTCTGTTGGTGGCTATGGCTGTAGAAGGGTCTTCAACATTGAACTCGCCAAATACATGCTGTGAGCGATGCTTGGCGATACTGCGAATGCCCTCTGCGTGAGAAGCAAGACCCTCTGCTCCACTGTAACGTCCCTCTGCATGAGATGCAGTTCCGCTTGCAATGGTGGTCTGACCTTCTGCGTGAGCACTTGCGCCTCTTGCCTTTGCTCTATTGCCCTCTGCGTGAGATTCCTTGCCACTCGCTTCCGTTTTCAGACCAAAAGCAACTGCATTCGCTCCAAGAGCAGTTCCGCTTGGATAGCTTTCTTCCGCAAGGGAGTTAATGCTACGCAGACTTCCATCTGCTTTTCCATCCACGAGGTTCTTGATGCCGTTCTTGCAACAGCACTCGTAGACGTACTCTTTCATTTTGCTCCACAGCACGGATACTCCGTGACCGTCTAAGTACATTGCCATTTATTGTCCCCCCTCTCTACTCTTCAACATAGCCTCGATACACTCTCATCAGATATGTCTTGCCCGTTTCGAAGTAAGCTGTAGAACTGCAACTCACACCCGTTTCGGTGATTGACGCACTAGTGTTTTCGTCTTCATACGTCCACCTTTGATTTGCGCTATCCAAACTGAGTCCGACTTGTACTATTGGGCATGATGTAGGAGTGTAAGGCAATTCATAAACCGCAAGTGTTGGGTAAATTCTTTCTGTGAGGGCATATATAATGCCATCTGTTGGTACTGATAAGCTTTTTCTTGTATCTGCCATGATTTCCCCCATCTTAATTAGATTCAGTAGCGGTAGCTTCATCTTCCCACACGAGCCCGCCGATTGCGTTCATGTTACACATCTCGTCTTTTGGAACACCACTGTCGTATACACGCAATTCGTATTCTTTTCCTTCGACAAGGACATCGGGGTTTCTGTCAAGCACCATAGCACTATATTTCGACATGTCTTGCTGATAAGCTATTCTTGCGTATTCTTCACCCTGAGCATTAGTCGCACTCCAATGGTCAACCGCTGATGTCAGTAGCATTTCCCAAACAGGGCAGTCTCCGCTTTTATATGGGGCTTCGAACACAGCCATCCTCGGACAGTTAAGTTCGCTAAGTGGATATATATCTTGATTTGACAATACATCTACCATTAGGCTCATATCGTTCTCCTTTCTACGCATATGGCAGTCTTGCTGTTTCCGTACCGCTCCACACGAACGTGCCGTATGTGCGCTCGTCGCAAGTCGGAGTCGGTTCGCAAGCTACCTTTGCACAACATACTTTTGTTCTGCATACGATTGGCTCTACGCAGTCTGGAACGTAGCATGTCATGTCGCAGAGAAGACCAAGCGTCTCATCGTCAATAGCTGTGATGAGGTATTCTTCGCTTGTCTTGTCGCCTTCTACCGTGATGCCGTTAATGCTCGGCTTATTGGCAAGAGCGTTATACCCCTCTTCTACGAACTCTTCCTGCCAATCCTCAAGTTTCTTGATTCGGTGCTCGAGTTCATCGCACTCACCGCATCCGCTGTTAGGCAGTTGCACGGAGTTCTTACCGCATATATATGGTTTGATTGCCATTACTCACTTACTCCTTTCAGTGCGTCCGACAGACATGCACTACAATCGGTGATTTCTATTCCGAGGAAGCGACTTATAGCTTTATTGAATGCTCTTGTGGCTTCCATGCACATCGTCAGTAGTTCGGGGTCATCGTCCGATGCTTGGTATGCCTCGAACAGTGTCATTGCACCGATTCCGAGGTGCTTTGCTTGACACCACATCTCCTTGTTTCCGTCGAACATACTGAAAAGCTTTCTCATTATGCCCCTTCGAAGATTGGCATAAGTCTCGATGTCTTCCCGGTATTGCTCGACCTTTTCAAGCTGTTTCTGAAGAACTTCCTCGTCAGTGGTATCAACAAGTCCGTTATCGAGTTCGGCGGTCGCTTTCTCATACAGACCTTTGGCGTGTATCTCTGCACAACCGAACTGCACATAGGAACGAATCATGTCTTCAGCCATGCCCGTCTCACTCATTCGATTTGTAGCCATGTGCTTCGTCTTCCTCTCTTAATTTCTTCCTAATCTCTACAAGCCTCTTGAGCCTTGCTACACGCTGTTTTCTCTTCATATAGTCATACGCTTCAGAAGCTGTTTTTAGCCTCGCTACGACCGTCTGATAGTCGTGTGGATGCTCTTCGAGGTGCTTGTCCATTCTGTCTAATTTCTTTACATAGTCCATCTTTGCTTTCTCCTGTTTTGCAAGGGTGGGCGGTGCGTAGAGGACTGCTTCATATTGAAGACACACCGCCCATTTGTATATAACAACTCGTCTCCGAGATTGTTACCTGTTCAAGTGGCTGAATTTCAGATATAAGTAGGCATCTACAGAAAACGGTGCGTCAGATATGATTTCTACTTTCTTGAACCTTGGCTCAAGTATCTGCTGTGCTTGCGGTTTCTTGTTGTCAGCTATCATCATCGAAGCTACATCGAGGATGTCATAGAAGCCACCCTGCGATACAAGGTCACCGTTAGGGAAGATTCCCTCTCCCCTTATCCATTGACCGTCATGTTGCTCGATTAGATATGCTGTGATGTCTACTCCGTCTATCTTCACTCGCCAATAGTCAGACGTTGTGTCTATAAAAGTCTTACCGCTCGTCATGTTGTGAGTGTGCGGTAAAGTAAGGTGTGTGTGCGGATTCGGTTCAATCTGCCCCGTTTCATTATTTACCAATAAACTTGTATTGTCAACTATAACGGTCGCAGCAGTTGAACCGCCCTTGATGGTCGTGGCGAACGGCTTTATTACAAATTTAAAGGCAAATCTCTCAATGTATATGAGGTCGGGAGACAGCGAGATGTAAAAGGTAGCAGGAGCATTCTCATCTCCGTCTGCGTTGAATACAGTACCGTAAAGGTCTTCCATACCGTTACGTCTCTGCTGAATCTGTCTCCGCAGTTGCCTTGTGTTATCCGAGGTTCTCTCGGCTAACCTATTCAATATCTGTTCATACGAGTATATCGGCATGTTTGCTATCCTTGTGTGTTTGCTGTTTCCCTTTCAATCTTGAGCCATTTTGTCAGAGTGAGTTCGTTCCACTCGTTACCGTACTCATCTATGTTGTAGGTGATGTGCGTGATGTAGAACCAATCATCCTCTTTCATGATTTTCTTCCACCTATTACTGCAAGGCATCTGCTCCCATATGCTGTTGTCATACACGAGTCTGACCTTGTCTCCTGCGAGTAAATCACTCGGCAGGTGTTCGGTCGATAATTTGAAATCGAAGCTTCTACGGCTCTGTATCAGCTTTTTAATGGTGGATGCGTAGACGGTCTTGGCTGCCTTGATTCGTTTCTCATCTGTTACCGTCCTTCCGTCTATCTCGAACGGTGATAGGTCGTTGAAGCTGTAACTGCCCTCGATGAGAACTCCGCTTTCAAGTGCTATGCCCTCGACATCGAGGATTGCGTACTCGACCTCGTTGTTCGGAGCAAGCTTCGGATACTGGTCGATGTACATCCGATAGTCACGCTCGTTGTTTACATTCGAGTGAAGTATGACGACAGGGAAGTTCGGATTCTGTAGGCTCTTGTCCATGTAGACCTCTCTCAAGGTCAGAGAAGACATACCGCCATCCGACTTATCACTGTACACTGTAGCTACATTGATGACGTTCTCAAGGTCGGGTTCGATGCTCGGCTCTTGAATCATGCGAATATTGGTCTTACCACTCGGCTTCTTTGAGATGATGTAAGGCTTCTCATCACCGAATGTGCCAATCTGCACTTTCTTCTCGTTCCAAAATCCCACTCTCCACCAAAGGTCTTCGGTGAGTTCCACCGTCTCCGTTAAGGCATCAAGCTTGTTCTGTTTCGAGTAGACATAGTCGATGTATCTGTTCTCCGCACCGTTGCGCCACTCTATCTGCCACCCCGGATACGCAAAGTTTGTATCGTTGTAGATGTCGAGAAGCTTGTCTGCTACATCTGCATCTGGCAGAGTGCCGTACTCCGGCACGTATTTCTCTTCTACGGATACGTCTACGGAAGTAGCAGTACCCTTGAGGGTTCTGAATGTAACTCTGTATGTACCCTCGGATTTGAGGTCTGCGCTTGTGCAGTGCTCTACGTCGTTATCATCTGTCTCGCACTTCTGAACCGTGAAGTGAGTGACGGGAACTCTGTCTCCGTTGGCTGTTGACCATGCTGTCGCTCTCGCTTTGGCTATTACCTGCGTTGGCGTGATGGTCTTGCCCTCTGCTACGCTGATGGTGAATCCGCTTGCTGTGATGGTTTCCATGTTGCCATCGCTGTGCTCTGTGGAATCGCCCTTGTATACGATGTTCAGCTTGCCCTTGGATGCGTTTGTACCGTTATCCGAGATAGCATGGTTGACACTTATCTGTCTGTACTGCCACTCGGTAATGACATGACGGATATCCAAGGTGATAGTCTCGTTGACCTTGTCTATCGGTGAGTAGTTCCAAATGATTCCCCAAAAGACCTTACCGTCATCGAGGTGAATCTTTATCTCTTCTCTACCGCTGATGATGCTGTGCCAATCGGCAGGGAGCACCATCGTTACGGTAGGAGCGAGGTTGAGTTCGTGGTCAAACTGAAGAGTACCTATGTACTTCTTGCCTCGTATTATTAAGTTTCCTTGCGTACTGAATATCTCGAAGTACATATCTGTCCTCTTTTATTAGCACTCGATACCTGCGGTGTTGGTCAGCGCAAGTCCCGTTGCTCTGAGTGTTACATCTGCCCAATCATCGTTTGCCTCAACACCCCAAGTGGTAAGTGATGCAAGTGATACTCTGATGTAGGTGTATCCATTTGGAACTATTGCAGTTCCGCTTGTTGCTCTGCCCCACTGACCGACATACTCGTTTCCTGCTTCGACTACTTGAGCAAAGATGTCTCCGCAAGCAGAGTTTGTGAACTGTCCTACGCTACTTACGAGCGAAGTGTGTGGGATTACGCTCTTCGGTATTCTAATAATGCAGATGGTGTAGTTACCGCTCGGAGTGTTTATCGCATTTCCGCTGATAACGCCACCGTTGTTGTTTGTTCCAAGCTTGCCCCAATTTGTTCCGCTCAGCTTGATTCTTATCGAAGCACCAATGGTATATGTGCTACCCGAAATGATTACATTAGGCTTTACAATAGCAGTTCCGCTTCGGTTGAAGCTTACAGTACCTGCATCGCAGTAAAACGCATCTTCGGATAACTGCGTTGAGATATCCCCACCGCCCGACAAATGGTCAAGGATGCACTGAAGCTTCTTGAGTTTCTCAAGCATCTCGTTTATCTTGTCCCAAATGCTGTGGATGTTTGTCCACAGACCGCAGATGGCACAGATGATAGCCTTGAGAACTGTCCACAGATTGCCGACGAATTGCTTGGTGTAAGTCTTCCAATCGCAGACCTCATACATGTCTATCTCGGCTTCCATGTTGCCTACGAGACAGTCGTTGAGGTTGTTGAGGTCGTGACAGTCGTTGTTTCCGCTTGATGCTACAAGACCCGTATCGTTCTGTAGCGAAGTACACATACTGTCGTCAAAGCCATTGCAGACAAGGCTCGGTGCTTCTTCACGAAGTTCTTCGCAAGCTTCACATGAGTATGATGTTGCTGACATTACCTATTCTCCTTTCTTATGCTGTGATGCTGTCTATGTCGAAATAAACACAGCTTATCTGACCTTGACAGCAATCGTTTAGCTGAATCTTTATGCCGTTCCATTGTGGATATATCCACCACCCATAGTCCATATTGCATGGGATTTCCCACACGCTTGGGTCAAGGAGTGTAGGTTCACAGCATTCACTTTTCTGATAGTACACATCACCGTTTGGCTCGATGCGGAGTGCTCCGTCATACTCGCCTTTGATGATGTTGGTGTTACCGTTAATGGTTATCCAAGGGTTCTTCATCTTGCCCTTGATGGTTATCGTTACACCGTCTGTCTTGATGTCTGTATCAGAGTAGATGCGCCCTGCTATAGTTCCATCATCGCAGAGGCTCTTGATACACAGCTTCTGACCGATGTAATCCTCATGGTTGAACTTATCTGCGTGTAGACAATCATAGACAAGCTGAAACGGTGTCTCGCATCCATAGAACGCTTGAAGTTCCTTTGTGTGGTAGCAGAGAGCCATGTCTTCGGTTATCTCGTCTACACAACAGCAGAAGCATCTGTCTCGGTAGTCTTCCCAAAACTTCTTCTCGATACACGCCTCACAGCAATCGCTGTTGCTGATGTCGGCACAAGGATTGAGTTCCTCGAAGCCTTTGCATTCCATCATGGTGCAGACGTTGTACGGAAGCACGAACGTCCTTTGCTTGTCTGCCTTGTGCCAAATGCCCTCTGGCAGAGTGAACTCGATGTCGTACTCAGCTTTCCAATGCTCACCAGTTGTGATAGCGTGTTTGCTTCTGACTGAGGCGTATGCCCACAAGACTTCTCCATTCCTTATCGCCCACAGCTTGCCCGGTCTTCCGAGTTCTTGGTCGATGAAGTGCAGATACCAAGGTCTGTCTTCACATGGTATCTTCCGCATATGGAACGTCAGAGTCATGCTTACCGAGCCTGCGTTGACATACAAGTAGTCGCTTTTGTACGGCATATAGCTACCATGTGCGTGGCTATAACTTTGTGCTTGCGCTTCCTTGTATGTCACTTGCTCATCGGTCGAGGAAATCATGTCATACCCATCAAAGACAAGGTTATTGAATTGTAAGTATCGCTTATCGTAAAACATCCTTATAACGCTCCTACAAATCTACCCATCCTTGCCCCTGCAAAGTTAGGGTTGTTGGTATTTATGTTCTGTGTGATTCTCTGATTGTTGTTTACGGTGTTGTTGACGATGCTCTGTCTTCCGACACCTACGGATGTACCCGCCTTTGTCAGCAGAGCATCCATAGCGCCACGGACATCCAAGTTGTTTATCTTCCTCATGAAGTCAACTCCGAAGAAGTCAACAGCTTGTTTCTTCTGTACGTATTCGCCCTCAGTAAGCATCGCAGGTATCTTGTCTGTGCCACGAGGCTTGAAGATGCTACCGCCACCACTTCTGTAGAGAAGTCCTTGACGAGTGTGGTAACCGCCCGTAGAACTCACATGCGGTGTAATCGGATGTTGCCCTCTGCCTGCGTCTGCAAGTGCGCTTAAACCGTTCTTGATTTTGCTCAATGCCGAACCGAGGTTGGTCGATACAGAGAAGTGAACAGACACAGGGATTGTTATCGAAATGCCCTTCTTGCTGTTGTTCTTTATCTTCTCTTTGGCTTCCTTGATTTTTTTAATGACATTAGAGACGCTCTTACTGAAACCGCTCGACAGCTTCACAGTTGCATCAACCTCAATAGGCTCTGCGCCGACTTCTTTTATGGCATTCAGAGCGTCCTCGATAGAGGTCTTGAAGGTGTTGATGGCATCTGCCAGTTCGGCAATCTTGGCTTGGTCAAAGGCAGCCTTGATGTTGGAGATGATGTTTTGAATCTTACCAACCATGCTACTGTCAACTTCCATACCGCCTATCTCTTGCAGATGCTTGATAGCAAACTTCAGAGACTTAAGTCCAGTGCGGAAGTTATCGATGTTCGATGCGAAGTATTCTCCTGCACCGATGCCTTGGAGTGCTGTATAGACACTTGTAAGGGCTTGTCCAAGCTGTTCCATCCTCGGCTTGAGGTCTGTGAACACGTTGCCCTTGGTCAGTTCAGACATCTCTTTAACAAGTTTAGGCATCATTGTCAGAATGCCGTTCTTCCCTACAAGGCTGTCGAATACCGACTTGAGGTTGGTCATTGTGCCATTCATCGTGTTTGCCCACGAACTTGCCGTGCTGTCCTTGAAAACAGACGGCATATCTACAAGCAGATTACCAAGTTGCGTAAACGCATTCCTCATGCCTGACATGACCGCTGAAAGTCCACCAAGTTGCATCTTGGTAGCACTCAATCCATTGAGCGTATCTACGGCTTCTTTCATGCTCTTGATAGATTCGGCTACATTCTTGATTGTGTTAGCCGATTTTTTGTCAAGACCCTTGAGTCCGTTAGCCCCCTCTTCGCCAGTGACAGGGTTGTTTCTGCTTATTTGAAGAAGGTCTGTGACCGCATTAAATACAGCTACGGCTTGCTGAACATTCTTTTTTATCTGCGGTACATCGTCTATCTTCGTGAGTTCCTTGAGGTTGCCTATTGCTTCTCCGAGGTAATCCGTGGCTTCTTTGATTGCCTTGAAACCACCCTTTATCAGCTTCATATCTGCCCAAAATGAGCCCGCGAATATGAGTGACAGACCGCCAAGGATAGCACCGCCCTCAAGAAGCTTCAGCTTGCCTTTCATCTTGCCGACAAGTTCACTTAATCCGATAAACGCTCCGAAGAATGTGGTCATACCACCGAGGACTCCTGCCCCGGCTTTCCAATCTATGCTTTTGGCAATGTCCGTCATTGCTTTTAGGTCAGACAGCATCGACTTGAACGCTTTGAACGACACGAAGCCGACAACGGCAGTACCACCAACCATAGTGGCTATTGTTGACCACCCCTTAAAAACTTTGGATAAGCCCGTCATGAACTTGCCCATCTTCGGTGCGGTCTTGGTTGCCGTCTCAATAGCCTGCTGACCTGCGGATGCTTCTTCGCCAACGGTCATCATTTTGCCAATCCAACCCATCAAGCCGTATTTTTTGATACCTTTGATTTGCTGAACGGCTTTCCATACTCCTGCCACAACGCCACCTATCGGATGCCGTGAACCTTTGAGAAGACCACCGCCGATTGTAAGGAATCTTCCAAGGACGTTACCGTAAAGCAATCCCTTGCCTATCCACGAAAGGTCTTTGCCGTTTAGGAATCCTGCTATCTTCTGAATAAGGTCAGCTACTCCAAGCAAAGCTTCTCCGAATCCACGTACAAGACCGTTAAGGTCGATGCCCTTAAGAGATTTGAAGAAGCCTATTATTTCGTCTGGGTGAGCCTTTATCCAGTCCTTTACGGATGCGGTCATGCCATCAATAGCAGGTATCAATTTGCCTGCAAGCAACTGATTCACGCTCTCTATGGCAAGTCCGTTCTCATCCACTAGATTGAATGCTTTTACTATCTCATCCAAACTAGTGATGATTCCTGCGGTCATACGAGAAGCTGCGTTACCGACATTGGCAAAGAATGCTTGCCAAGTGTTCTTTGACTCTTGAGCCATAGCTTCAAGGACACCACCTTCATTACCTATTTTGATGAGCGTGTCGATGAAATCTTTATTAGATACATCACCATCACGGACTTTCTGTATCCACTCGCCCATGTTTTTGCTCGTATAGCCAAGGCTCTCACCCATCTTTACGATTGCAGGGGTCATGGACGATACAAGCGAGTTCCACTCTTTTGCGGTCATGTTCTTGCCACCGAGTACGTCTTGTAACTGCATCATGCCTTGATACCGCTGTGTATCAGTAGACATTGAGGCAAGGAAAGCGTTGTTGGTAGCAATAGCAAGCTTTGTGCCTTTCTCCATATCGCCCGTAGTGGCTATGAACCTTTGAGCGAGGTCAACCATCTCATCAAGACCCGTAGGAAGACCTCTGACAGACTTATCGAGTGCTTCGATGCTCTTCTGCGATTGCTCGTTTGAATAGCCGAAAGCTGCCATTATCTTCGGATACTTCTTCATCGTGTCATAACGATTGAAGCCGTTGTTCAATCCCTCGGTGAACTTGTTCAGAGCCTTATATCCTGCTCCCATCACCATTCCTTTGGTGAAGTTCGCAAACGGATTCGTGAGGTTGGTCAGAGCATTACCTGCTGATTGCATCGCAGAACCCATGTGAGCAATATGGGATGAAATCTTGCTGAACATCTGACCGAACGATAACTGCGAGAACTGTCTCAAAGCTATCTGCAACTCTCTGACTTTGGTTCTTGTCTCGGTCAGTTTCTGCTGTGTTTCTTGAAGCTTGTTGTTCAGCTTTGTCCACTCTTCGGTAGGCAACTTTGTACCCTTGATGTACCGTTGTGTGTTCTTGAGTTCGTTCTTCAGCTTCTTAACCTCGGAGTCAAGAGCAACGACCTCTTGCTTGGATTTGCCGAGTTCAGCTTCAATCTGTATCTTGTTTTTCTTGCCACGAAAACCATTGAGCATTTGGTCTAATGACCTGAAGTCGGACATTACACCCTCATACCCCTTTAGCTTTAATTCGATTGCAATTAATTCGTTTGCTGACATTAGTCTTCGCTTTCGTCGCTGTTTAAGAACCGAACTACATATTCGCTCGGTTTCTCTACCTTTACCCTTGTTTCAGTAGGGAGATTCTTCCACTCTTGATAGCTCTTCTCGGCTTCCTCGTTAGCGTAATGACCAAAAGCCACGATGAGTTCGGGGACTCCCCACTTGTCCAATATATCGTTAGGACGCTGATGCAACACTTTAGCTACGTAGTGAGCCATTGAAGTGTATACATTGAACTTTGCAAGGTAGCTTCTGACTTCCTTGCGTACATCTCGCTCTTTCTCTACAGATTGCCGAGCGATAGTTCTGTAAAAAAATTGGACTCGTTCTCCAGTGCAGGGTTGTTCATTGCTATCTGAATAGCTACATTAACGGTCTGCATAGGGAGCATCCACTCTGCTTCGTCCGGGTGGATACGCAGTACGGATGCCACGAGGTCATACGCAGAGTCTTTCATCTCTGTGAAGTTGTCTACGATGACATCCCTGAGTTCCTCGTAGGAGAGTGCCTTGACTTCTCCGTCTTCGGTGATTTTGTTAAGGAACGATTCGATTACCGCACCTGCTGTCACCGCATCCGACATCTTTCTCGGTGTCAGATAAATGTTCTTGTATACTCTTCTGACAATGATGAAGCCTTGTTCTTCCTTGATGATTTCGTCACCTGTGACATCGCATCTCTTACGGAAGAGTGCATTATCGGGGAATGCAAAAAGCACCTCATAGTCAGCAGGTTTGATTTCGGTCTTATTAGGGTTACCGTTGATGTTTACCCCACCGTCAACCATACCGATATAAGGTGTGTCATCAGTTTGTGCTTTCACCTTTGCCTCGTTGATTGCTTCAAACTGCTCCATTGTTATCATGCTATCCATATTTGTCCTCTCTTTTATATATGTTAGTAGGGATGGGTGTCTTACCCACCCCTACTAGCTATTGCCTCGCATTAGTCGATAATCTTGTATGCTCTGCCGTATCTGCCGTTAGCATCAGGCTGAATGCTTACTGTGAATGCGAACTCGCCCTCATCCTCTGTGATAGCGTCCGGGAATGAAGTAATCAGTACGTTGTCGAACACGAATCTGTACTTCATACCGTCTGTGTATCTTCTGATGTAGGACAGTCTTGTTCTGACCTCGTTCATGTCCTCGGTAGTGATTACGAACTCTTCTACCTCAACTGTTCTCGGATAAGAAATGAGGACTTTCTTGCCGATGTACATCTTATTGACGATGATTGAAGTGCTTCCGTCACCGTTATCTACGAGCAGATAGTGACCGCCATCGAGTCCGATGAGTGTAGGGATTGCAAGCTTGTCGAGTGTACCTCTGCCACAAACCTCACCGACTACCTCTACGGAGAGGAAACCGCACTCGTTCTGATTCATGTCGTCAAGAACGATTCTGCCGTACTCACCACCATCCTTGATGGTTCTTTCCTCTGTGATGATGTCGAATCCTTCAGTAGCACTGCCCTTCTTGTACATAGGGTTCAGTCTCCAATAGTTGGCTGTTACCTTTGTACCAGTTACTGTCTTCTCAAAGGTTGGTCTTGAGGACATATCGTAACCGCTGTTGAAGCAAGTAGCCTCTGCTACATCGAATCCCCAATCGCCATCTACGGATGTAAGGCAGGATACCTTTACATGAGTTGATGTCTGAAAATCTTCGAGGTCGCTGAAGAATGCGATGCTTGACAGACCCATGCAAGCAAGAGGACTGCAAGCTGTGGACTCGCCTACTGTTGCGCCACCTCTGAGTGTGATTGAGATGAAAGCAGGGGCATCAGATGGTGTCCAACCTTCGCCTACCTTCTCAGGTGTCTGTGTCATATCTACGACAACAGCTTTGAATCCGCTCTTTGCAACGCCCGGTGTTACTGTGTACTTCCATCCGTTTGTTCCGCTGATAGAATCGGAAACGAGGACATCAGCCTCTGTAACAGCTTCGGTTACATAGAATGTGATAACACCTGCGGAGAAGTCATCCCCACGAAGTGCCTTGTAAGTTGTCTTTGCTCCGTCTGTATAGAGCACTCCGCTGTTGATGCAGTCTGGGTTCATGCACTCAAACTGATTCTGCGGAACTACATACTGGTCATATGTAGGGTTTGTTGCTTCGGTAGCAACGTATTTCTTCGCATTGATTCTGTTGCAATCGGGAAGATTGCGCTGAACGTCGAAGTCTACTTCCATTGACTTGTTCAGCTTTTCAGAACCAATCATCTTCATAAATGCGTCATTTCTGCATTTCATAGGTCTTAACTACCCCTTTCTCCTGTTTCTTAATACTCTTTCTGCGAGTCTTTTAGCCTTGGCTCTGTCGGGAAGTCTGTTGATAGCCATAAGCTGAACTGTTACAAACTCATCCGCAAAGTCAGACTTGACTTCTTCTACCGATTCGACCATGACTTCCTTTGCCTTGACTTCCTCGATAGGTTCTACTTTTTTCTTTTTAGCCATAAGTTCTCCTATCTGAATTTGTCTGCCACCCTTGTTAGAATTTCGGGTTTGCCTTTGTACGGAGTCGAGCGACCATGTATCGAACCATCTCTGTATTTCAGAGCCTTTTTCCTAACGGGGTAAATGATTTTCGTTCCGTTACCCCTTATAAGGAAGTTCAGATGTTGGTCTTCGCTTCCCACGAGGATTGTATCTGCACTCTCTTGTCTGATGCCGATTGAGCCTGCTGCTTGACCCGTGCTTTGGCTTGGGTGCTTAAGGCTTCTTTTGACTTCAGCCTTGAACTCCGCTTGGACTTGCGTAGCAATGTCCATGAAGTCTCGCTGAATAAGACCGATAGCAACAGTTTCAAGAGCCATAACTATCCCTCGACTTTCGTGAATACCTTGCGAGAACCGTTAGCGTCATTCACGTTGTAGGACAAGAGGAACTGACCATCTCTTTCGGACACTTCCTCTACTCTGCCCACGTAGAATGTCTTCTGCTGTCCGCTCGGCAGTATGTACATCCTTGAGTTGACGAACGAGTACCCGTTGCCTTGTTTCTTGCAGTTACATCCACCGCTGACACGCTTTTCAATAAGTCCGTTGAATATCACTTTCATACAACTACTCCCCATAAATCATGTTTTCTTCTACAAAGAGATATGAGCGCAAGCTGTCTGAAATACTGTACGGTCAGTATCGTGAGGAAATGCTCTTGGATTCGACCCGTCAGCTTTGTGTAGTCAATCTCGTTGTTGTTAGCGTATTTGTTCTCGCAGTCTTGGCAAGCCTCGCAATCGCACTTGTTCTTCTCGATAATCCATTGAAGCGCTTCGCACATAAGCGGTAGCAGACATTCGGGAATCTCTTCGTACCCTGCTACATATGTGACCATCAGCTTGTACTTGGATTGGCATCCGCATTGTGGCTTTGCACACTCACAGCTTGGCAGAGGAAGTTCCATACGGAACTTCTCATCTGCTTCGCTGTAGGCATATTCGGTCACTTCTGTAAGAGTCTCGTGTATTCCGTTCTGCTCAACCAAGGTAAAGGTGAATGAGTCCTTGTCGAACGGAGCGTAGAATGGCTCAAACTCGAATACATCACAATCGCAGTAGCAATTAGGTACGTCTACGACTTCCTTGCGTTCGCCTTGCAGAAAAGTCTCGCAAGGACTCTGCGCCCAACATGTGTAGGTGCTGATGAGATGTACGAGTTCATCTACCGCTCTGTAGTCGAATGATGGTGCAAGTTCACCATCTCCGTCCTCACTCACAAGGCAGTCACAATATTGAGTTAACTGCTCATATACCGTCATGGTTTACCTCTTTCTGAATTGATTAAGCAGCAGGTACGAGTGTAGTAGGAACGATAAGTGATGCAAGGTCAGCAATCTGAGTGCAAGCACTTGAGATAGGCACGTTGCTGATAACCATGAGTCTGTTTGCATTGTTGGAAGCAACAGTACCGAAGTTATACAGATATGTGCAAAGCTGAGCGCATCCGTCTTCCTTGCTCTGCTCTGTGAAGTCGTTTCTTACTTCGAGTTCGTCTCCGATGTTGTAGCCAAGGAAAGCACCAACAGCAGAACCGTCGAGTACCCAAATGTCACCTGTCAGATTCTCCATGTCGATAGGAACAAGCTTATCTTCAATGAAGCCGTGACCCTTGAATCTGAGTGTATCTCCGTTTCTTGTCCATCCGTTAGGATAGTTGCCTCTCTCATCAGCAACTACTACTGCACGAAGAGCGTTCATGATGAGTGGGTGCAGAGCGAATACCCATCCGTCTCCACCGAGTACATCAAGTCTGCATCCGAGTGAATCGAAAGCACCGAGTACGTTAGCACCGCTCAGAGAGATAACTGCATCGTTCTGCATTACCTCAAGCAGTCCGTGGAACGGCTTTGTGATGTTGTCGGATGTTGCTCTTGTTGCGAGAATCATTGTGTGCAGAGTGTAGAATGCCATCCACAGATGTCTGATTCTGTTCTCTACGTCATTGATTGTCTCGCCTACACGAGCAAATCCCTCAAGTCTCGACTTCTCATTGATTCTGAGTCTGTCCATAATCATGTAGTCGAAAATCTTGTCACAGTCCTTCAGACAAACGAAATCAAGTGGAACATCGCCAGAGCACTTAGCAAAGTCTGGAACTGTCCAACAACAGTCAGCACCGTTGTTTGCAGGTTCGAGTGTCCATACGCTTCCCGGAAGCTTCATCTCCCATTCAACGCCCTCTTTGTCAGACTTGGTGAGCATCTGTGGGTCTGTGCTTCTTCTTCTCATCAGTCTTGCAAAAGATGTGTTCAGAAGCCATGTTCCGAGTTCAGAATATCTCTGAAGTTCGTTGCGGAGTGAGAAGTCCTCAAGGCTCTCACAATCGCTGATAATGTCGATAAAGTTGGAAGCAAGCTTTTCAGCCTCAACAGCATGAGCATCGAGTCTCTGAAGAGTCATTGCATCCATGTCTCTCATATTCATTCTTGGCATTATAGTTTCTCCTTATAATTCGCTGATTCCATCACCGTTGAAGTAAGCGCGGTTAATGGACTCTTTCTGTGGTTCTTCTTCTTTCTTCTCTTCATTAGGCAGAAGCTGAACGGAAAGACCCTTGACGTTCTTGATGAACTCGTCTTTCTTATCTCTTTCTGCTTGAAGCTTGTTTGACAGCTTTCTGTTGCTCTTCTTGAGTGCAACATTCTGCTTTGTCAGTTCAGTTACTGTATTTGTAAGTGTCTCAATCTGCTTCTGAAGTGATGCAAGGGTTTCAGCGAGTGGGTCGTCTTCTTCGCTCCCGTCTTCATCGTCAGCGGATTCCTCATCCTCTGCTTCCTCGACTTCAGCTTCCTCGACTTCCTGCTCTTCGTCCTCTGCCTCGGCTTCCTCGGCTTCTTCAGACTCTGTACTTTCTTCTGTTGGTGGAATCTCTACCTCATCTTCTGCATCAAGTTCGATTACCTCTGCTACATCCTCAAGGTCGTCGGCATCCATTGTCTCTACCTCTACTTCGAGTTCAGCAGGTTCTTCGATTTCAGCAAGACCAAGTTCGAGTTCCTCGATATTTGTCTTGTCGTTTGGCATTGTGTTCTCCTTTGCTAATTCCAAGCCACTTGAATTGACGTTACCGCACTCGCCCACAAGACCATAGGCAAAGATGAATATCTCGTCTATGACTGGCATATAGTATCCGAGCATCTCCGAGAGCGACTCTGTGTCCGCTTCGTTGATGTGATACCAAAATTCTGCGGATACGCCTATATCGTATGGCTTTCTCTGAAGTTCCTTTACAAAGATGGACTCTTCATCGAGGTTCAGCCTTACGTCAATGCCGTGTCTCTCGTTTTCTGTCTCAACGAGCGAAAGGTCTTTACGAGTGAAATCGCCTACGAGGAACGGGAAAGTAGCGAACTCTTGGTGTCCGATGTTGACAGTTCCTACGAAGTCATCTGTCAGATTGAGGACTTCCGTCTGCTCCCACTCTTCTCCGTTGAACTCGTATCCTCTGACATACTGATTCTGTCCGTTGAGATACTTCTCCATTGTGCCTTTCTTGATGACGAATCCGTTATCTATGTATCCCTCATCAAGAAGTCTGATGGTCTTGTCTGCAAGCTTGATAGGCTCTACTGACAGACTCATGGCGTGATGCTTCTCTTTATCGTTCGCAGAAAGACCGATGACAGAATCCATCTTCCTCTTGACGATTTTGCGTCTCTTGGTACGCTCATCTCTCTTTTCTATAAGGTCGCTCATTCTATCACCTCTACTACTTGATAACTGATTTTCTTCACCTTACCGCTACATACCTTGCACCATTCGATTTCGTATGGTACACCGTTAGCTTTGAGGTTGGCTTCGAGGTCAGCGTTGTATCTGACCTTTCTCTTGTAAGCCTTGAAGAAGTTCAGCATTGCTTCATCATCTGTCGTGTAGACCTTGTTAGGGGCAAGCCTAATGTAATTACTGTAGGTCACAATAGGCTTGCCATTGATAATCTTGGTTACGGCAACATTGTTGATGGTGACTTGTACTTTTTCTGCGTTATTCAGCTTGTACTGTGCCATCTTTCTTCTTGCCTTTCTTTGCCTTTTTAGGCTTTGGCTCTTCTTCCTTTACCTCTGTAGGAATGATTTCCTCGAAACCGCCCTTGAGGTAATCGAGCCTTTCTTTCTGTGATTTGAAGTGCATTACTTCCATAGTTATGTCCTTTGAGTTATGGTATCGCTTTATAGGATAGAGCATTTTACAACCGTCTTGCCCGTTGGACTACCGAACTGTATCGATTCTACACGCGTAGAGCCTAGGTAAAATATGGCTGTCCCACGGCTATCGGCAAAGAACTCTGTGACAGCACTAAATGTTTGAGCCGGTGCTGTACCTAAAAGCTCTGTCGTATCAAGAATTACGGCTCGACCGGCCATAAAGGCATCATACATTTCTTGCCATGAATGGCTAAATTCAGCCACAGTACCACCAGTAGCGCACTCTTCTGTGGTCGCTTCTCTGCTCGTAACTGTGACAATCAGAGGCTCAGTACCCCCACCACCTTGTGAGGCTTCGGCAATGCCTTGCTCTATGCGATTGAGTTCGTCAGCCGTAATGGTGTCATCGCATTGCCATGTCTTTGGTGTATATGCCATAACTCAATCTCCTTTCCTATTACTCTGCACAGTATGCGTCTTCTCTTGTTGCGTCTACTGTACTTACTGTTACTACGATATTATCAACTGCGTGGAACGGTACGAGTGTTTCTCCGTTTGCTGTTCTGATGTGCATTGTGCCGAATCCTTCGAAGTCACGGAGTGCATCTGAAGCGATTGGGTCAGTTGCAGTATCAGCTGCGTTGATTGTTGTGCCACCGAGAGTCTTAACAACGATGGACTTAAGTGCTTTCTTATAAGTTGTTGCCATTTCTCATCTTCTCCTTTTCTGTAATTAGATTGGCATTGAGTCGGCTGTCATCTCGTTGCCATGCTCGGTGATGAGTGGCAGAATTTCAGCCATTGATTTGTGGTCTAATGTATTAGTGAAGTCCGAGATGAACTCGGTGTCGCTAATCGTAGTTTGTTTCTCAAGGACGAGTTCGCCCTTATCGTTACGAGCAATCACATAGCAAGGAATGGTCTTGACGAAGACATGCCCTGTGCTCTGCTCTTTGATACATCTGTATCCGATGGTGTCGTGTCCGCTGACTACATGCAGTTTCTTGCCTTTCAGCTTGTATCTGTTGGCAAAGAAGTAGTCGGGGTTGATAGCATGAACTGTCTTGCCCGTGGAAGCTACAGTTCCGTCTGGGTTACGCAGTTGCATACCCGTGCCTTTCTGCTCTTCAGCATTTACGCTGTTGAGAATGGAAGCCTCTTCAAAATTCACGTATACCTGTCCGTTCTCTTCAGCCATAGGCACGATTGCATCGGCTTTAGCATATAATTCTCGTCTCTGTTCGCGTGTCATAATGTCCTCTCTTTCTTTTCCCTTGCTGTTAACATCCTGCCTTGGCTACACATGCCTTGGCACTACACACTTTGTTGTTTCCTTCTGCATCACATCCGTAAGGGTCTTTTCTGTCCACGGATGTTACTGACTTTGTTACCGTTACTACATCGGTAGCACGGAAAGGTACAAGGGTCATGCCCTCGCCCCTAATGTGCATCGTCTCTGCTCCGAGGAAGTCTCGAAGTGCGTCAGATGCAATAGGGTCAGAAGCGGTATCAGTAGCTGTGAACGTGCTACCACCCCTTGTCTTTACCTCTATTGAGTTAGTTGGTTTGTTGTATGTCATAGGTTTCTCCTATATATGGCTTACTTTTCGTTACATGAACCAATGTGCAGTTCTTCTGTCGGTGTAGATGCGATAAGCAGAGCCGCATCAACTGAATCGGTTGAGCGGTCGTAAGTCGCGAAGACTGCTTCGTATATGTCATTCACGAATCCCACACTTGCCAACGAATACCTAAAGAAGAAGTCGTTAAACTGAATTTGTGCATACACAGGTATTCCTGCATCATAAGCATCTTTTACCTGCTGATAAGTGGCGTTGTAGTAGGTAATTCCTTCTCCCTCGTATCCTTCGGGGCAAGACTCAGTACGCTCTACTCTAATAATCAGAGCAGTACCCCCACTATTTTCAGCTATACCTTGCTCTATGTGATTGAGGTCGTCAGCGGTGATAGTGTCATCACACGCCCATGTCTTCGGTGTATAAGCCATATTTGTTCTCCTTTACAGTTTCATAACATCATCGTTTTTCTTTTTACCGACTGACAGTTCTTCAAGAACGCCAATTTCGTTGTGGATGTTGTTTACGAGCATCTGACCGAGGTCTTCAAACAGCTTCTGTGCTGTCGGCTGAATGACTTCTCGCTCATTCTCGCCACTTCCCTCGGTAACTCTCATAGCGTTCAGTAAGGACATCATGTTGACTACCTTTGTCCTCATGGTGTTCTCATCCTCTTGCTGTGCCATCTCATAGATGTTGAAGTATACTTTCTCAACTCCGAGGTGCTGTGCAATGAATACAGAGAACTGTTGAGCGTATCTTTCACGAAGCGGAACGATACTGTTGGTCATCGCCAAATCTATGATGGATGTCATCGAGACGTTACCAGAGACATTACCTAATTCGAGCAGTGACGGTGACATGCCGAAGTCCTGCGCTAACAGCAGAGTGTCGTTCTTAATCCATGTGAAGAACTCTGTAGCCTTGGTTACTCTCTCAAGGTGCTCAATCTTGTCAGAAAAAGCATTCGAGAGAACGATTACAGAGTCGCTTGAGGACTTCTTTATCTGATTAGCTACTCGCCTTGCTTCGGCTTTGAGAGCCTCGCTCTGCTTCTTCTCTTGGTTCAGAGCATCAGCTATCACGGCAGTAGTCGAGATATCGTTTTGGTCACCGCTTGCGAAGCCATCTTTCGGTCTGATAATGATACGACCCGGCCCGTCATAGCGGATATCGTAGTTTAGACGCTCGTAGACAGCCGTTAAGAGGTCAAGCCTTGCTTCGTCCCTTAACAGCGGTGAATGTCCGTAAGGAAGCGAGGTGTCGTTTCTGATGACCATGAACTCCCTTGTGTCGAGAAGTATCAGACCCTTGTCGTCTATATCCCTCAGAAAATCCGCATACTCGGTGTACTTGTCAAAGTCGAACTTGACTGGCGGTACTTTGTCTCCATCCTTGGCTATGAGATAACCAACGACCGTCCTAATACCGTCTTTTAAAAGAGTCAGAATCCTATATGTACCCCACTTGTACTGATAGATGTTTCCTCGAAGCCATCTCAAGCCACAAGCACCGTGGGTGATAGCCATACCGATGGTGTCTCTCAGTACATGCAGATTGGTCGTACCCTCATCGTTCTTCGTGTAGAGGAACGCATCGAGCTTCTTGTCATCTACAATCGAGCCTGTCGTTACGCCGTTAGAGAAGATGTAGTTCAGAGTCTGCGTGAGTACGTAGTCAGCACCCGGAAGCACTCTCATGTACTCATCGACCTTCTCAAGTCCGTAGTCTCGTCTCTTCTTCGGTACGGCAACATCGCAGACTTGATTGCAAGTCGCCCAATCACGAACTATCTCATCGAGCAGTCTGCGTTCTTCTTCATTCAGATTTTCATAGTCAAGATGTTTAATTTCTGCCATCTATCCACCTATACGATTGGCTCTGATGAACCACCGAAGAACATGATGAGTGCGTGGATTGCAAGCAAAACCGCATCAAATTCGTCTGGCGATTTACCTATGATTGCCTTTATCTCTGCTTTTGGTCTTATCTGTATCTTTCCGCTTGCCCTGCGCTCCGACACTATATAAGGAAGAACATCACCTATCTTGTCCATTACGGACTTTGTGACCTCTAATACTCCGTTCTCGCAGAGGTCTTGAAAGTCAAGGTGCATCTCCGCTCTCATATTCACAGCGTTGGTAGCGGAATAATTCTTAGCTTTTACTCTTTCTCTTGTAGGCTGACTTGCAAAGTTGATGCCGAGGACAGGAAGATGCTTGTCTTCGAGTCCCATAGTCAGCCAGACACCCCATCCGACATCGACACACATCAAGGAAGCCGTTTCTCTGTTAGCTATCCTCGCAATCTCGTTTATGATGTCTTTAGGAGTCTTGCCGTCTATCCAATTTTTCTTCTGTATCTTTATTACATCCTCGACCCATATATGACCGTGACCGCATCCTACGATGCCGACCTCGATGTTGTCCTTGCCCTTGTAAGCAGAGTCAACTCCGAGGAAGTATTGTGCATCTTCAAAGTCATAAGGCTCGTCAATGACCGTAGGTGCGGTGAACATTCCCGTACCATCGTCATCGAGGACGCATAGCAAATATCTTCTTAATGTAGAGCGATGCTTTGCGAATGTGCCGTAGAAGACTTTCTCCTTGGTGAGTCTTTCTTCCTCGACAGCCGTAAGAGCATCCATCCAAATGATAATTTCCCTCTTGCCGATTTCCTCATCAGGCTTTGTCAGTTCCGAGTAGAAGAATCCCGGTTGGTGAGGGTTACTTATCATCGCTCTGATGTAGTTACGTCCATCTACTCTCGCGAACTCCGCACGACCTAATTCAGCAAAGGATTGTTCGCTGATGAGGGCTGCCTCGTCTATGAGGTAGTTTCCCGGTTTACCTACTACCTTGTTCTGCGAGATGTTCTCATCGTAGGTATCACCAGTAGTGATAGGTTCGATGAATCCACCGTTGGCAAAAGCTATCTTCTGCTTACTAACAGAAGTAGTAAGTCTTTCAAGCTGTGATTTCTTATTCAGAAGAGCGTTCTGAACCTCGGGTGCAATGCTTTGCACACTCGAAGCTACATGCCCCATAATCATCTTCGTGCCATCTTGGGTGGCAGCTACGACATATGTAGGCTCACCGTGGTACGCCATGATGTTGCCGATACGGCCAAACAGCCATGACTTCCCGTAACTCGACGGGGTAACGACGGTAATCTTGTCATAATCACCGCTCAGAACCGCTCCTGCGATGATTGATTGCGTATAATACACAGAATCGCCGTAATACTTGGCAATCTCTATGAAGCCTATCTTCGCAAGGCGCATAGCCTCTTCATCGGAGCATGTGAGTCTCTTGTAGTGCTTCGGTATCTTGCCTCTGCCTACCCAATCCTCACAATCGAAATGCTGCGAAGCAAATAAAGTCTCAAGTTCCTTATTCGCCATGACCGAACTGCTCCACTAAATCCTTGAGTGCTTTCTCTTTCTCTTCGAGTGACAGTTCTACTACTGCACCCTCAAAAGCGACAGCACTCTTTGTGGAGAACTCATCGGCAGCCTTGCGCTCCAAGTACCACTGAGCCGACTTGACTTTTCCTGCTCTGATGGCATCATTGACGGTCAGCTTGGATTCCATCCTCATAGATTGGTCAAGGAACTCTTTCAGTTCTGCGACATCGGGGTTGTCCTTGCGCCATTGAGAGATTTCAGAAGCTTTTATGTATATGCCTAATTTTTTAGACACGAAAAGGGATGCTTCTCTATCCGACAGACCGTTCTCCCAAGCCTGTACAACGGTAGTCCACACCTCATCGTCTACATTTTTCGGTTTTAGATTCCTATAAGGTACTTTCTTTGTTGACATAATACCCTCTTATCGTTATCTAATGATTCAATTTTGTTGTATAGATAGAAATGCGTTTTGTCAAGGTTTTGAGCACAAATAAAGAATTTTTTTATTTAATACGATGAAATTGGCATAAAAAATGCAAGGTTTGACCCCTTTTAAAGCTGTCAGAGGCGCATTTTTCCCTTGGAAACGCTGTCAACTACCCCAAAATCAGCTTTAACTCCGTCAAATCTTGCGTGAATGACCTAATTGGACTATAATTTAATTACTCATTAGAGAACCTTTCAATAGTTTTAAGTAACAGGCGGTCAGTCTCCCGTACGTTATTGAGAAAGTAGTGTGTTTCTTGGTAAAAAATTTATCCTGACCGCTCTATGAGCCACGAACAGTTTCAATCCTTCCCTTCTTTGGATACTGAGGGTGCAACTCCCTCACGGCTCTGCATAATTGCCTCATGGGAATTTGTTAGTTTTTCATGTTTTGCTCCTTACGATATGGAAGAACAACGGAGAAAAGAGTGGTATCAGCGCGAGTACCGCTCTTTTTTCTTGCTTATAAATGAGTTCATCGAGCAAAAAACGGCTTATGAACTCAAAATTCTTCCTAAATCAAGATTATTTACGAGTTCATCGTAGATAAATTGCTGTTTTTAGACATTTTAACCGCTATTTTGAGATTTTTTCTCGGAATTTCCGTTTTTAATGCAGAAATTTGCACTTTTCATTTAAAAAATCACCCCTAAATTTTACATGACACCTTATTTTTTCACTTTTGTGTAAAAAATCTGTCAGAATTTGACGCTTTAACTAAACCCACCCCATCTTTTTTAAAGTATTAAATTTAATAACGCTTTAGCTGTGCTCAAACTGTTGCACTTACGAAAAACATGTATATACTCGGAAGTAAGAACAGTAGTACGTTCTGTGTATGCTATGAACACACAACTGAATAACATGCAATGGTCTGCCGTTGAGGGATTAATGCAGACCTTAAACTATAAAAAACCGCTGATAGTGAATCACTTGGGGTAAACCCTTGTGTAGACGGAACAGACAGACAAAACCGGGAACTTTCTTATTCTGTATGAATGAGAGGATAGCTGCCTGCGAAAGTGGGTTGGCGTGGAAGACCCGAATGTTGGTACGCCCTCAAGGGGCGGGTGAGAGTATGCCGAGACGCATAAAAAGGTGTACCAACGGTGCTTATTGCTTATATAGCACTTTGACTTTATTTTTTTTACTCAATTTAGTCACCTTATAAGGGGGGTACTATGTCACAACAGAGGAAACAACCACCAAGAAGATACAAACCTAAAGTCGTTAGTAGGTCGATATTCGATAATGAGCCTACCCTCATTGTCAATGAGTACCGAGCGCCTAACGCCTACGCAGAAGCCGTGCAAGAGGTCATCACCGCTTACAGAGATGGTGTCCCATTCAACAGAGCAGTTGATGAAGCTTCTGCTACCGACCCTTATCACATCAACCGCAACAAGCTTGCCGAACATACCTTACGAACTATTGCTAACGACTACTGATACGGTAGCCGTTTTTAGTTTGTAGATTTTTTCACTACTCCAAAGTATTTTTCAGACTTTTGTCAGAAGGTAAAAGACGGTAAGCCCCCTCTAACAATTTCTTTGCGATTTCATGCACACCCTTGTATAAAGATACACGGCTATAGGGTAAATAATTATCCATTATTTACGGTCGTAACGTCCTATTATTTCCTCAATCGCTTCAATCCCAGTAATTCCAACGGTTTCAAGTAACTATTCCGATAACTATGATTTACGGAATAGTTATATAACACACAAATAATCAGTATTAATTGTATATATAATTGTAGAGAACACACAAAACAACCATGTATAAACATACATAGGTTTACAAATAACCAGACACGTTAACTACATCCGATTATTATTTACCGTTCGGTTATTAACAACCGCTCTATTTCAGGTTGTAGCGTGATTGTAGAGCGGTTGAAAAAAGATTTAAAATCCCGCATTTCCTACCACAAAATCCATTAATACTTAAAATGTATCAATAACTCAATATCGATACACTCAATGTATCAATCATAGATATGAAACAATTGTATCATATCGGTTAATATTCCAAGCAATACAGAATCATAGCAGAACATCGAAAATACAATATAATCAATCAGGGGCTTAGGATTCTATCACGCTGCAGAGCCCACATTATATACGCATATAGCCCTATATAGCCCATATTTGAGCTGAGACAGGATTTTGTAAAAAAACCGTGCTGACGTACAATTATTATTTTCTCCGCTCTCAGGGCAAATAATTCGATACAAGTGTATCATATCTGTTAACGCATAATAAACGCCCCGGAATTGCTCCGGGGCTTGTTTAGTGTGTTAGTTAGTATTTAATGCAATAGTATATAATCAGCGCTATTGTTACGGCTGCTGCCATAGGGATATACATTATTAATGCGAGTATTAGAGCTATCATATTAGAATCCCCCGTTTATACAATCTCTATTAGCATTAGCCAGTGTTATTTCATTTTTCATGAATGTTAACATCTGGTTTAGTGTATTGAATTCGAATGTACAAACATCCCCAGAGATTGACAAATCATAAAAGTTAATAAAGTTATTGTTGAATATCTCACTATAGGCGCTGACAATGTCGTCATTTTGCATTTTGTCTAACGTGCTATTCTCTATATCTGCGATTATTTTCATGTACTCATGTACTGGCAGCAATCCAGATTTTAAAAGTGAAAATGATTTATCGATATTCGTTAACATTGCATTTTTTAAATCAGAATTAATAGTGATATCATTTTCAATCTGATTATATCTGTAATTTGTGTATTCGCTTATGAAACGCGGTTTAATATTGAATTTTGTCATTTTTCCATACTGTTTAACGTGACAGTCTCACGATTTTACATAGTGTTAATTTTGACCGGGTTATTATTTCAATAACTCATTAATATACACAATGTCGTCATGACTGAGAGAATAGCAGCGCATGCACTCAATACAATTTCTGCTACCACAATTAATATTGATATCATGAGCGGTTGCATAGTCTTTGCTGTATACGGTAAATACGGCAGAGACATATTTTTTAAGTTTCGCGGATATATTGTTAATGTCATAAACCTTATTAATAACGGGGCTGCTGACAATAATATATAGATTCTTTGGTATTTTGCCTTTGTTATCTAAATAGGCGTTTACAATAAACAAATTCTTAGTCCAAAGAGTAAAACGGGTGTTAGCATTACATTTTGCTATCATGCAATAATTTGCAAATTGTGTCACTGATTCTAAGTCGCCGAAACTCTCGAATCTGAAAACCGCCTGATTGATAAAAGGAACATCGGATTCTGATAATACGGTATTGTTATAAAACTCATAATTGGATTCGAGTTTTGCACTAAGAGTTTTATAGCGTTTCAATTGTGCCTGAGCATAGCAATGCGCGCATATGCTTGTTTTTTCCTGAGCGCGCATAGCACAGAATCTATTACAAGCGCATGACGTGCTGATTGACTGAATACCATACATTTTGCCAGTGTGATTTTTACAGATAGAATAATTGATATAGTCTTTGGAATTTTCAATTTTTTTCATTGTTCTATGCGGTTTTTTCCCGGTTAACCGCTCCGGGGCTTATTAAGTGATAGTTAGATAGTTACCGAAAATACAGTCTC